AGGTTGATGGGTTCTCTAGGAAGGATCCACTCATGAATGTACCAGCACCACCAACCTGTCTGTCAATACCCTGAATGTATGCATTAGGTCTTGTAGCAACACCAGCATTAATGAATGTCTTAACAGCAGCAGTATCATCAGCATAGAATGAGGTAACTGTTCCAACAATACCTCTATCCATATGAACTTTAAGTTTTGTCTGTGCAGTTAGGTTACTAAACTGAATGGTAGCACCAACACCTACTGTGAGTTGATCACGAATAGTGGAGAATCCAGCAGTTGTGATACCTGGTCTACCAATCACAAAGGAAGTGCTTCCTACAGAAGCAATTGGGGCATTTGTCTTACCTATTCCTTGATTAGTGTCAATGGTAACAGAACTTACACCAGCAACCACACCAGTTAGATCAGAGTTAGAAACAAAGAAGGTTGTAGTACCGATACCAGTACCGCCATCAGCAACCTTAGTGGCTGAAACATGATCCGCAGTAGTATCTGTAAAGATGTCGTTTGCTGTAAGAAGTGCAGTTGCTGCAGGAGCAGTAAAGGCAAATGATACTCTGTTAGTAATCTGACCAGCAAAGTCAGTTCCGTCTATACCAGTAAGGTTGTAAACCTCATTCTCTCCACCTGCAGTTCCATTAGTATTAGTGAATACTGTTATTGAACCGACTGCTGTTTCAGCATATCCTACAATCTGAGTGCTTGCATTTTCATCATTAATATCATAAGTCTCAATACTAATAGTAGCTCCTGTGCTCACAAATACCTGTTCGTTATACACAACGTTAACCTTAACTGTTGCCTCTGGAACAACACCTGTTGTACCACCAGCAGCAACGGTAATAGGAGTTGCGTTATTAGGATCCTCAAAGAATACGGCAACTGGAGTGGCAGGTGCAATACCAGTATAAGTCATTGCATTAGCATCCGCAGAACCAAAGGTAATTGCAACACCTGTGGTAAATGTAGTAGAAGCAGCAGCAACTGTGTTAAGTCCAGCAACAGGAACTAGAACTGCATCAGTATAAATCGTACCTAAACCTGAGTGAACAGTAGTGCTATAAGTACGATATATCCATCCACGATCATCAGCAAAACAGTTGTGAGGAGTGAAGTTCCTATCCTGATCATTCAAGAACTTAGGGATGGCATAACTATTCGCCCAGTTCTCCGATTGTGTTGAAATACCCCAAAGTGCCATTCTTTTATCCTTCTGAAAATTTTTTCGTAAAATTATTTATAAAAACTAGAGACCCAAGATTTGTCGCTAATTTACAAGTATGCTTTAGAAATATTAGTAGCAAAGCCAATAACAGTTGTACCAGCCGCCAAGACAGCAGCTGCCCCTATTACCCATTTTTCTACTACCTTTAATCTCTCCCGAAGCTCTTCTTGCTTCTCTTCTAATCTCTCTATCTGCATTTGCATCACAGTGATACGTGTCTCCTGTGAGGCATCAAGTCCTAAATCTGCCATGCTATTAAATTATGACTGCTATTATATAGTTACCTAAATATTCTTTTAAACTGTGAGGGAAGGAGTCGAACCTTCAAGTCCCGCCAGGAACATCAGTTAAACAGACTGACACGTTTACCAATTTCGTCACCTCACATGGTATAATATAAAGATGGTCAGTTAGTATTCAGGAACAAATACTTTTATTAGTATTCAAGAGTCAATACTCAGACCATCTTTATTACTTTTAATCAGGAATTGCTTGCATAATACGTGTCACACCGATTCCTCCTCCACTTCTAGGGAAGAAATCAAAGTTAAGAAACTCTTCTAGTTCTTTCTCTACTCTTTCCTTACCAAATAATTTGTAAAGTAAGTTAGCATATTCACCATCAGAAATAGTATGGAATGTATCACGCATCTGTTCCTTATCGGTGCTGCGTTCTGCACTACCAATAGTTTCCATACCATTTAAGATTACATCAATCTTCCTACTAGTCTTACCATCATCGTTCCTAGACATATTCCAGAAGGGTGATGTAAATTCAGGGAAATCTGTAATCATACCATGTCCAATCTTCTCTTCATGTTCATGCTCAAGTTCTTTTGCGTTGAACATATTGCCCCAATCATCATAGGTTTCAATTTCTAGATCAGGTAATCCAAGATGTTCACATAATTCAATCTCCATCTTCTTGAGTTCTTCTACACCTCCGTGCATTTCAAACTCAAACATAGGAAAGATAACTTCGTGCCTTCCTTCTACAGGATTTGGTTCCTGTCTGTAAGAAGTTGAGACACAAAAAAACCCTGCTGCTTCAGGGTTCTTAAGTAATTCATATTCCAACCACATCTGCCCTGTTTGTGGTAATGGCCATATCTCGCCATTATATTCATATGTTGCTACTGTTTCTGGATCTTCACAAGCAGCAAGGATACTTAAACGGTTCTGAGTATGAACTTCGTAAAAACCTTTAGACAAAAAAAATGACCTCAATAGGTCAAGTGTTTTGGTATATTTTTTCGGGTCAATTAGCGAGGTCATTTTATTTTTTGACAAAACTAATTTATTTAGGCTTCTTATTTTTCTATTTTATTCAAAATCATGAATACTTTCTGATCCCCCGACAGAAAATGGATTATATTTTGAAGTAGCAATTTCATACATCTTCTGATGTATGTTATCTGCCTCTTTAGGTACATTAACTACTTCTAATCCGTCTGATGTATTAATCACAATATCCTCCGATTTGTCAGGGTCATACTTATACTCTGGATCAAACCACTCATCATAAGGGAGTATGTCTGGTGCAGGGTAAGTCATTTAATTATGGACCCGTTGTTTGAGAAGCACTTGTTGGTGTTTTATCACCAGGTCTAGTCTTACCATCTTTTGTGAAAGGATTATATCTTTCTTTTGGTGGTGCTGGTTTCTTGGTTGCTGGTCCTGTTTTTACTTTTGGTGCAGGTTTCTTAGTTTTTGGACCTTTATTTGGTGCTGGTCCTCCAGTTTTTGGACCTTCTTTTGGTGCTGGTCCTTTTACACTATCCTTTGGACCTTTATTTGGTACACCCATCCTTCTAGGCATATCAGGATCAGCAGCAGTTCTTTCTTTAGAACCATCAACTTTATCCTCTAGGTTCTTCTTAGCACGTTCAGGTCTACCATCAACATATTGTCGTTTACCATCTTTATCTTTAGTCCACACTCCTTCTTTCACATCATCTTCTTTTTTCTTGTTCTTATCCCAAGTCTTTTCGACATCATCAGGATCAGCAATTACGCAAGGGTTTTTAGCACCCATAGCACGAAGTTTGTTTTTAACCACATTGATCTTGGCATAATATCCCCTCATATCCTTTTTCTCTTCTTCCTTCTTATCTTTAGGATTTAAGGATTTACCTTCTTTATCATAACCATAATCAGCATCTTCTTTAGCATATTCTGCTTCCTTCTTTTTCTTTGCATCACAAGCTTTCTTTTCAGCAACCAATTCTAATAATTTCTTTTGAGATTCAGAAAGATTAGTACCAAGTAATTGAAGATGTGCATATCGTGTCTTACCATCTGAAGGATCTTCCTGTTTATCAGTTGGATTAACTTTTACAACACCTGATGCAAGATTATCAATTGTGTTATCCTCTTTAACTCTTTTAGTACCTGGAGGAGCCTCAACAGAAGTTGTTCCTTCCCTTAACTTCTCCTCTGCTCTCATGCGAATAGATTGACCAATCTTTTCACGACGATTTCTTATATACTTATCATTCTTATCATTAGGTTTTCCATCATTATCAATATCAGCATCCTCTTTACCTACAGGATCTAATTTACCTGTCTTTGCTTTAGCAGTTTGTTTTCCTTGTTTTCTTTCAGAACCAATAACAGTACCGTGTTCTGTCATTTCAACAGACTTAATATTAGAATTTCCACGAAGTTCTGTAATTTTATCACGAGTTGCATATCTTATATAAGATTTACCATTCTTATCAGTTACTCTTACCTTATATTTTCTATCTTCAGATTCTTCTAATTGCCTAACATAAGAAAGTTCAAATTCTGGATCTTCTTGTTCAACAAATACCTTATACATTGCATTTGCTAATCCATCAGTTGCCCACACATCTGCACCTTTAGTAAATTGCTCTTTTACAGAACTAGATTTACTAAGACCTAATTTTTCCCTAACAGCAGCCACTTCTTTTGCAGTTAAATTACTATTGGACATATATTGTTGAAAAGCAACACTTAATTCAATATCATCTTTCCGAGCACGATATCGTATATCATATACAGCCTGTTTAATTCTTTTAGCAGATGCTTCCTCAGAAGTACCACCTTTTTGAACTACCTTTTTATCACCAGATGGCTTATTATCAGCAGCTGGTTTTGCACCTTCTTTTTTTGCTACAGGAGCAGCAACAGGTGCATGTTTTCTTGCTGGTAATTCTTCAACGATATTTTTGCTCATTGGAAAAATTCACTAATTTTTTCTTACCTTGTATTTATTTATGAATTGTATACCCCAGCTACTTCCAGGAACCATTGTTGCAACATACTTTAAATGTGCATCAGTACCAACTAACCTCTGAGTTGCAGGTACACCAGATATAGTAGTACCGTTTACTACTGATTCAGTTACATCCTTAATCCACGATTTAAACATTATTTGATCTTCACTAACACAAATTAAATGATTAGCACCTCTACGAATAATACGTCCAACTAAACCAGTATTTACATTTTCAACTTTAGTACCTATATCAAATATCTCTTTTTTAATATATGCTTCACGAAGATTTTCTGGATCATCTTTAGGTGCTATCTCCCATATATTCCAACACTCATTAACTTGTTCTGCACCCATTGCTTGACGAACATTTACAAAATAATCTTTAGCAGCTTTTCTATTAAGTAAAGGAACTAAATCTATTGCTTGTATTGGTTGTCCTTGCTCATCAATTAATTGTTCACCAGTATTAGGATCCACTTCATATATTGGTTGTCCCTGTTCATCAACTGCAGGAACTTCTTGTTGAAGATTATTATAGAAAGATTTAAAATCTCCTTCCATTGCTGCTAATCTCATTCGAGAAGCAGAATAACCTTCCATACCTTCTTTATCATCATCTCTTTGACCAGAAGATAAAGTTTCTAAAGTATCAAATTGATATAACTGTCCATTATAATTTTGAGATAACTTATCAAACTCTTTTACTCTATCATCTCCAGCAACTATTCTTACATTTGCATATCCATCATTATGAGCTTTCTTTAATACATCAAAGATGGTATTATTCTGTGGATCATTTACAATTCTCTCACTATGATCTGGAAACATATTTCTCATAGTGCTAACTTTAAAATCAGCATCTAATGGATTCTTTTTAGGATCATTAGTTCTAGAAGGAACAATTATATAATCACCTTCAGTTTCTGCTGCAGATTCTGCTGCAATATCCATTAACTGTCCATGTCCTGCATGTGGTGGATTAAATCTACCAAAAGCAAGAGTTAATGTACCTTTTGTTTTTTCAACAGGTGGAGGACCTGCTGCTAAATCTGGACTCTGAAGTTGAGATTGAACTGCTGCTTGTTCTTCTTCTGCAGCTTGTGCATCTAATTCTTCTGGAGAAGGTTCTGGTGCTGCTGGTTCTGCTGGTGCAGCTTGTGCTTGTTGTCCTTCAGGTGGGACTTGAGTATTTGGATTTGAATAATTCTTTTCTTGTTCAGACTGTGCAGGATCTCTCATTCCTACTTTCTGCCTTTTATTATAAAACTTTAAAGTTCCCTTTACAGTCTTTGCTATAAATTCTCCAGTTGATCTATCATACCATCCACCATGACCATCACCTTCCAATCCCAATCTATTTGCTTGTTGGGAAGCACTGGTTTCAATTAAAAAATTCTTAAAAGATTTCATTTCTGAGATAGTTTCATCATAACCATATTCTTCTCACTAAGAATATAGTTTAAAACGTCTAAGCTTATTCCCTTATATTTATCATTGTTTAAGAATAGATAAACAAAAGAGAGAAAATTCTCAAATAAATCTCCTCTCTTTATATTTTGTTTTTTAAAATGTTTAATTAAACTATCTAAAAATTCTTCCATCAATACATTCTTCGTCTTCTTTCACAAAATCCAATTTAATCCCTTTATGTGATAAAAGAACTAATTTAGTATTAGTTAATTCTTCACTATAAAAAATAACTGGATCTTTTAAGCATGGATCACCACTCATGTTTCTTCCTCAATTGGCTTACCCATAGTCTTATATTCAAGTTGCTGCTTCAAAAAGAGAACTTGTTGCTTAAGATCATCATTCTCTTTTTCAAGCCACTCACAATGTTCTTGATAAATGATTACACTCATTTCTAGTTCTTGCAGTTTGACTTCTATATCCCAATCCACTGAACCACAAAATAGCGGTTTTCACAACTAGTTATTGATTTAATGTTTTCTTTATACGTCACCATCTTTTCTATTCTCTGAATAATGTACATCAAATTCACCACCAGGATATCTTGCCTTTAACTTCTCTACATTCATTTCAATAATTTCATTGAAGTCTGTATCAAGTGCCATACATGCCTGAGCAACATACCACATGATGTCTCCAAGTTCTCTCTTCATATGAAAGATATTATCTTCATTAACTGGTTTACCTTGGAAGACAATCTTCTTAACTACTTCAGTAAACTCACCACCTTCAGCACATATACCAAGAGCAGCAGTTAATAAACGATGAACAGGAAGTCCATCACCACTCTCTACTGATTGTATTCCAAAACATCTAGAATTAAATGTAATATAATCCTTTGATTCTTGAGAGGTTACTGCGTCTACAAACTCAGTATACTTTTCAGTATCTACTTGTTTACTCATTAAATTTAAATCCTGCGAATGATTTTTTAGGTGTTTTCTCTTCATGTGGATTATACTCCTCTTCTTTCCCACTGTCAAGGATATCCTCTTGTGCTTTTTGTTCAACATCATACAACCTCATTTTAGCTCTATCAATACCAACTACAAATCTTTTAAAGATTGTAGGATCGTTATATCTATTCTTCAACTGCTTAACCATTATCTGATTTAATCCTTCCAACTCCTCAGTAGATATGAGAGCGAACATAAGGTCAGCAGTAGCAGGGAGTCCAAAGGATTCTGAAGTGTCAGTAAGGTCAACATCAGAAGAAGCGAAACCAGAACGAGTAGTTTGAGTAGCACTAACAATCGGGAGATTACTTTCGACAGCCAAGCCCCTAAGTTCTTCCGCAATCGCTTTGATGAACGAGTAGGAATTGACAGAGGCGTTTTGACGATATCGTGAACTAGCACAGATGTTAAGGTAGTCTATGAATATTATATCAGGTCTGAATGATTTTTTCAATGCTAACTCCTGTAGCAATGATTTAAAATGACCTGAGTGAGCAGAAGCAGTTGGATACTCTTTGATGATTAATGATCCCTGTGTTTTCTTAGTAAGGCTACTAACCTTATTCTCAAACATAGGTTTGGGAAGTTCAGTTATATTTTGTATATTGACATTAAGTAAATTAGCGTCAATCCTCTCCGCAATCTTTTCCTCTGCCATTTCGAGAGTGATGTAGAGTACGTTTTTTCCTTGGAGGAGGACACTGCTAGCCATGTGGCACATGAATAAAGACTTTCCAACCCCTGTGCCAGCAAGAGCAATGTTGAGAGTTTTATTCGGTAGACCTCCTTTCGTAATCTTGTCAAAGTATTCGAGGTCGAACGGGATCTTATCTTCCTTCCTGTGGTACGATTCGTATCTTTCCTCATAATCTTGTAAGTAATCGTGTCCTATATGACTATCAAAAGATACTGCTAAAGCATCTGATAGAATAGAAGGAATAGCATCTCTATTCTTCTTCTCATCCTCACCATCAGCAATATGAATTGATTCCATAAGTGCAAGATAGATTGCTCTATCTCTACACCACTTTTCAGTAGTATCTAGCAACCACTGCGGTTCTACAGCAGAATCATGTAAAGTATTTGAAATATCTCTAGTATCCTTTATCTCAGATTCATTTAAATCTGTTCTGTTTTCTATTTCAATGTTAAGTGCTTCTATTGTTATAGTAGAACCATACTTTACAATGAACTTAGTTATTTCCTCAAATATTATCTTTTCTTGTCTTTCTTCAAAATAATCTGGTTCTATGAACGGAATAACTTTGCGAGAAAAATCTTCATTGAATACCAGATTCCTGAGAATGGTGGTTTCAATTCGTTCCATAAGAGAAGTGATCCTTCGCAATGTTGTCCAACTGTTCCATTATATCATCTGTGAAGTATTCTGTGGGATTCTTTAGAATCTCTTTAGCATAGATCTTCTTACCATTCACCTCATAACGACCAGCAACATTCTTCCAAAGACCACCAATCTCACCAAGTTCTAGTAAACCGTAGTAACGATCTAATCCTCTTTCATCATAATAGAGGCGAATTTGGACTTCCTTGTTTTCTTTGGAGAGTCTTGATTTAGCCGTCTTAGCTTTGATAATGTTTCCAATAACCTCTTTCTGATCCTTTTCCTTTTTTTTGCTAAGATAGATAATCGTACTTGCGGCATACTTGAGGCCAGAGCCTCCTCCCATTTCTTTAGTTGGGACATAAGAACCGATAACATCGTAAGTGTGGTTTGTTACTATTAGTGGAATGTTTGCTTGACCCAACTTCAGAGTTAGCATTCTGAAAGCACCTTTCACAAGTTGAGATTTAGTCATATCTCTAACTTGCTTATCTGCTAAAGCGTCATTTATTTCTTTTTCTGTGGAAAGCATACCTAAAGAATCTAACACAAACATACAAGGTTTGCGTTCTTCTTCAGATGTTTTTAAGTATATATCTACAGCACGAAGTGCCTTTGATCTAAACTCTTCAATAGTAACTACATTTACTACAACTAAACGAGTTAAATCAATTCCACGAGACTCAAGTAATCCTTTATTAACGGCAGCCTCAGTATCGAAATAAAGACAGTAACCATCAGGATTATTATCCAAAAAGTTCTTGACAACTGCGAGGGAGAAGTAAGTTTTCCCAGTACTGCTTTCACCAGCGATGGCAGTAATGCGGCTGCTAGATACACCACCAAAAATGGAACCCGACACCAATCCATTAAAGATGTATGAACCTGTGTCGATGAATCGTTCGTTTTCTTGGATGTCTGCTGCGACTTGGGTGTATTCGTCACCAATCTCTTTTACAATTTCTTTCAAAAAATCCATAGTTTAAATGTCACATGCTCCTTGTTTACATTGATAGTCATCAGACTCTGAGAAGAATTGAGTACCATCTGGTTTAAATTCTCCTGTTATTACATTACCATCCATTTGAAATTCTTCAG